TACCGGTGTAACGATTCGCGTTACCTACGTGGTTTTGGGTTGATCACGGCCGACGGAGGAGTATAAGCGGGCTAGACAACCAGACCGCGCGACGCACCGGCTGATCCCCGGGGCGACGCCGAGAGATACGACGGCCGTGTGGGGCCACACCCCTGCACGGCCGTCTTCTTCTTGCTCGCATGGCTGGTTGTCAGGCTGCGGGAAGAGCCCTGGCGGGCTGTCGGGCCTCATACGCCGGATGCGGCCGGTTCGATTCCGGCTCCCGCGAATGGTGAACCATGGCGGACGACCTCAAGGACACAATCGAGCGGAACGCCCAGGGGCCCAAGCAGGCCGCGGTGGATGGCGTGAACGTCCAGCAGCACTCGCTGCCGGATCAGATCGCCGCGGATAAGTATCTGGCCGCCAAGCGGGCGGCCGCGACTAACCCCGCCAAGGCCTTCACCCGCGTAAAGATCGTCCCGCCTGGGACGGTGTAGGCGAAGGCCGCAACGGCCAGGGCTTCGGAGAGCACGGATGCTCGGATGGCTGAAGAGACTGGTGGCGAAGCCCACTATCGGACAACCCGATAGTCGCTCGCCTCTGGTTCGGTTGCAGGTGGTCCGCGCAAAGTTCGACTCCGCCCAGACCACCCCCGACAACCGCCGCCACTGGGCCAACGTCGACGGCCTGTCGGCCGATGCGGCGGCGAATGCGGCTGTCCGCCGCACACTCCGCAACCGCGCCCGCTACGAGGTGGCCAACAACTCCTACGCGCGGGGCATCGTGCTGACACTGGCCAATGATGTGACCGGGACGGGCCCGCGACTGCAGATGCTCACCGACAGCGCCGAGGTCAACAACACTGTCGAGCGGGAGTTCGCGGCCTGGGCCAGGGCGGTCGACCTGCCCGCCACGCTGCGGACCATGCGGATGGCCCGCGCCCAGGACGGCGAGGCCTTCGCGGTGCTGTTCTCCAACGACGATCTCGACTCGCCCGTCAAGCTGGACCTGAGGCTCATCGAGGCGGAGCAGGTGGCCTCACCCGCCTTGGTCTTGGCGAAGGCGGGCACGCCTGGCGCCAACGCCGTGGACGGCATCGTCTTCGACGCCTTCGGAAACCCCAGCCAGTACCACGTCCTGAAGGCCCACCCCGGCGGCGGGACACTGGCGGGCGCCCTAGACTACGACACTATCCCCGCCGCCAGCGTGATTCACTGGTTCCGCGCGGACCGCGCGGGCCAGCGCCGCGGCGTGCCGGAGATCACGCCGGCCCTCCCCCTGTTCGCCCAGTTGCGGCGGTACACGCTGGCGGTCCTGGCGGCAGCCGAGACGGCGGCGGACTTCGCGGCGGTGCTGTTCACCGACGCCCCGGCCAACGGAGAGGCCCAGTCGCTGGAACCGATGGATGTGATCGACCTGGAGAAGCGGATGGCCACCGTCCTGCCCGACGGTTGGCGGCTGGGCCAGATCGAGGCCCAACAGCCCACGACCACCTACGGCGAGTTCAAGCGTGAGATCCTCAATGAGATCGCCCGCTGCCTGAACATGCCCTACAACATCGCCGCCTGCAACTCATCGGGCTACAACTACGCCTCGGGGCGGCTGGACCATCAGACCTACTACAAGAGCATCCGCGTCGAGCAGTCTCACTGCGAGACGGTCGTGCTCGACCACATCCTGTCGGGCTGGCTGGCTGAGGCCGTGAAGGTGTTTGGCCTGGACATGGCCGGCCGGTCGGGGAGCGGAAACGCGCCCTCCTCCGCCAAGTCGCCGACGCGCCATAGCCGCTTTGGCGACGGCGCGGCTACGGAGGGCACTGATGCTCTGCATCAGTGGTTCTGGGACGGCCACGAGCACGTCGACCCCGCCAAGGAGGCCAACGCCCAGGCTACGCGCCTGGCCAGCAACACCACCACGCTGGCGGCTGAGTACGCCCGTCAGGGCAAGGACTGGGAGACCGAGCTTCGCCAGCGCGCGAAGGAAGTCGCGCTGTGCAAGGAGCTTGGATTGACGGTGGCGCAAGCCGCGCCAACGCCACCCGACCAGGTCAAGGAAGACCAGAGCGATGAAGACCAGCAGTCCCAATCCCGAGCCGCGTGAGATGAACCTCACCGGCACATTGAGCATCGAGGCCGCTGCCCAGGAGGGTCAGCAGCCCCATAATCGCCGCTTCACCATGCTGGCGTACACCGGCGGGGCCATGCGGATCGCCGGGTTCTCATATCCCGTGGTCGTGGACCTGTCCGGCTTGGACCTGTCGCGGGCGTCGTGGCCCATCTTCGTAGGCCACAACCAGGATATCGACGATCTGATGGGCCAGACGGACCGCGTGGAGGTGGTGGGCAGCAGTCTGATCGCCTCGGGCGAGGTCATCGGGACTTCTCCCCGCGTGCAGCGCGTGGTGGAGGCCCACGACCGGGGCTTCCGCTGGCAGGCGTCCATCGGGGCGGCCGTGCTGGCCCGGGAGTTCGTGCCCGAGGGCCGCAGCATCAACGTCAACGGCAGTGCATTCAACGGCCCGGTTCTGGTGGCCCGCAGGGCCGAACTGGGCGAGATCAGCTTCGTATTCGTCGGCGCGGACCGAAACACGTCCGCGACCATCGCGGCCAACCAGGCCGTCAAGGAGAACTCTGTCATGGACGAGAACATGAGCACTAATCAGGCCGACCAGGCCAACCAGCCCGCCACGGACGGCTCAGCTGTGGCGCAGGCCACCACCGGCACGGAGGCCGGTGCGCCTGCGATCCAGGCTGCCGCGTCGGGGAATGACGGCATCACCATCGACCCCGTCGCTGACATGCGCGCCCGCGCCGCGGCCGAGCAGTTGCGGATCGCGGCCGTGCGAAAGGTCTGCGGGGATAAGCACTCCGAGATCGCCGCCAAGGCGATCAGCGACGGCTGGGATGTGACGCGCACTGAGCTGGAGGTCCTGCGGGCGGACCGGCCCAAGGCGCCGGCCGCGCATGTACCCGACAACACTATGACCGGCAGCGTCCTGGAGGCCGCGTGCATGCTGACGGGCGGCGTGAACGGCGATGCCGTGGTGCAGGCGTACGGCGAGAAGGCCGTGGAGGCCGCCGACCAGCGGTTCCGCGGCGGGATCGGGCTGCAGGAGCTGTTGCTGGAGGCGGCCTGGGCCAACGGTTACGACGGCCGCAACTTCCGCGACAGCCGCGGCGTGCTGCGGTTCGCCTTCGGGCACAGCCTCCAGGCCGGCTGGTCGAGCATCGACGTCGGCGGGATCCTGTCCAACGTCGCCAACAAGTTCCTGCTGGAGGGCTTCTTCAGCGTGGAACGCGTGTGGCGGAACATCTGCGCGGTCCGCAACGTGTCGGACTTCAAGACGGTGACCAGCTACCGTCTGATCGGGCGCGACCAGTACGAGATCGTGGCCCCGGGCGGCGAACTCAAGCACGGGACCCTGGGCGAGGAGAGCTACACCAATAAGGCCGACACCTACGGCCTGATGCTCTCCATCGACCGCCGCGACATCATCAACGACGACTTGGGCGCGATCACCACGGTGCCGCGCAAGCTGGGGCGCGGGTCCGGCCTGAAGATCAACGACGTGTTCTGGAGCACCTTCCTGAATAGCGCCGCCTTCTTCGCCGCCGGCAACAACAACTACCTCACAGGCGCCGACACCGTCCTGGGCATCGACGGCCTGTCGAAGGCTGAGAAGGCCTTCATGGACCAGGTCGACGGCGACGGCAAGCCCCTGGGCATCATGCCAGCGGTCCTGCTGGTGCCGACGGCCCTGTCGGCGATGTGCACCATGCTCTTCAAGAGCCTTGAGATCCGCGACACCACCGCGTCCACCAAGTACCCCGTGGCCAACCCCCACCAGGGCAAGTTCCGCGCCGAGGTCAGTCGCTACCTCTCCAACTCCAGCTACACCGGCAACAGCGAGAAGGCCTGGTACCTGCTGTCAGACCCGGCCGACCTGCCGGTGATCGAGGTCGCGTTCCTCAACGGCCAGGAAAGCCCGACCATCGAAACCGCCCAGGCGGACTTCAACGTCCTGGGCATCCAGATGCGCGGGTTCCATGATTTTGGAGTGAGCCTTCAGGACCCCCGCGGTGGGGTGCGCGCGAAGGGCGAGGCGTAACGGTACATGACAGCGGGACCATCCCGCCGGGAGAACCTCTCATGACTTTCGAAGCAACCTTCGTTCAAGACGGGCTGAGCATCGACCATACCCCCGGCAGCGCCATTGCGGCCGGGCAGGTGGTCGTGCTGGGCAAGGTGTGTTTCGTGGCCAAGACGCCCATCGCCGCTAGCGCGCTGGGGAGCCTGGCTGCCACGGGCGTGTTCGACGCGTTGAAGACCGCCAGCCTGGTGATCAGCCTGGGTGACGCGGTGTACTGGAACGACACCACCAACCGGGTGACCAAGACCACCACTGACATCTATATGGGCGTGGCGGTAAAGGCCGCGCTCGCTGCCGACGCGACGGTGCGCGTGCATCTGCGCAGTCTGCAGGAGGTCGTGGCCGACCAGTTGGGTCTGGCTGACCTGTCGGACGTGGGTGTCGCCACCGCGACGGCCGGCAACGTGCTGATCGGCGACGGCGACAGCTTCGAGGCCGGCAAGCTCGGTGCAATCAGCCTGGCCACCGTCGCTGACGGTGCGTCCGGCGCGCCGATCCTGATCCGCAAGACCTGCACCGCCACCGGCTCGGGCGACATCGTCGTCCTGGCCTCGGCCCCCGTGAAGCTGCTGATCGTCGATGCCTGGCTCGTTGCCCGGGATACCCAGGCTGCCAACGTCAAGCTCCACGCCGGCACGGCCGGGGCGGACGACATCACCGCCGCCGTGGCCAAGGGCACCGCCGACAACGCGATTGTCCGGTTCGCCACGATCGTGGCGGCCAAGGATGAGATCGCCGCGGCCGGGGCCATCAAGGCCAACTTCTCGGCCGCAGGTGTCGCGGACGTGTTCGTGCTGGCGGTGCCCATCGCGTAGGAGGCCACAGTGGCGGATCTGCTCCAACAGGCGGTCGACTGGCTGGACGGGGTGCGGACCTCACACCTGTCGCAGACGGTCACGTACCAGCGGGGCAGTGAGTCCGTCCAGCTGGCTGCCACGCTGGGAAGCACCGGCTACGAGACCAGCGACGACTTCGGCGCCACGGTCCAGGCCCGCACGACGGACTTCATCGTCTCGGCCGACGCGTTAGTGCTGGACGGTCACGTGAGTGCTCCACAGCCCGGTGACCGGATCAGCGTGGCTGCTCGAACCAAGGTGCTGGTGTATGAGGTGCTGGCCCTGCCCGGCGGTGAGCACTACCGACCGGCCGATCCGCACGGGTTGATGCTGAGGATTCACACCAAGCAGGTGGACGAGGTTTTCTGACAAAGAGGGCCTGATGTGCAGTGACAGCGACCAGCCTGCGTGCCGTAGCCTTGGCGAAGGCACGTATGACCGGGTGTGCAAGGGCGAGTTTGGTTCCCTGCACGCCAAGCTGGACCGGCTGGACGAGGCCGTGCGCGGCAACGGCAAGCCGGGCATCCAGCTGCGTCTGGATCGGCTGGAGTCGGCCGAGGTCGTCCGGTCGCGGCTGCTGTGGCTGATCGCCGGCGCGACGACCACCCTGGCGGCCAGTGCGCTGTGGAAGCTGATCATCGGAGGCTGACGTGACCCGCAAGTGGCTCCCATCCGCTGACGTGGACATCGACGAGGCCGGTGCACTTCTGGTGCGCACGGCTGAGGCCGAAGCGGCGCCTGCGACCCTGCCGGCTGTGATCAACTATTCCACCTCTGGCGACAAGACCGTCATCGCGGCCGTAGCAGGTAAGCGCATCGTGGTGACCGGCGCCCTGGTGGTCTGCGGCGCTGCTGTGACGCTCATCTTCAAGAGCGGCTCAACGGCCGTCACAGGCCCCATGGCCTTCGCGGCCGGCGGCGGGTTCGGGCGTGACGCCCGGCCTGACAGCTACCTGTTCCGCACGGACGCGGGGCAGGCCTTGGTATTGAACCTCTCGGCCGATGCGGCCGTGGGCGGATGCCTGACCTATTACCTGGAGTGACCCCCATGCTTCGATTCATGAGCGCCGTGCTGTTGGTGTGCATTCTGGCCGTGCCTGCCCTGGCCGCGACGTATTACGCCGCGCCCGGTGGGACCGGGAACGGGAAGACTGTGGACTCGCCTGCCACCGTGGTCAGCGCCGTGGCTCTGTGCGGCTCGGGCGGGACCGTCCAGTTGGCTGATGGTACCTACACCGGGGCGGCCTCGATGATCTCCCTGGTCGCCAAGCAGAACATGGTTGTCCGGGCTGAGCACGATGGCGGCGTCCTGATCGACGGCCAGGGCAAGTACCAGCCCATCCGGCTGGAGCAGTGCGTCCGTGTCACCGTGGAGGGCGTGGACGCCTGCAACTCCGACGAGGCCGTGGTCGAGACGCGGCACAGCTACGGCTGCAAGCTGCGGCGGATCTGCGCCTGGGACGCCGCCGAGGGCAACAACGTCATCTTCGGGACGCACTGGAGCCAGTGCACCGTGCTCGAGGAGTGCGGCGGGTGGGGCCGGGCGCGGAAGATATTCTCCAACTCCCAGGACTGCAACCAGACCCGCTACGTCCGCTGCTGGGGCCGCTGGGAGGCCTGCCAGAGCGTCGGCCCCAAGCATACGTTCGAGGGGGAACTACAACGCCTATAACACCTGGTTCATCAACTGCGTGGGGACCTGGGACACCTCCACGGGCAAGATGCCCCAGAGTTACGACCTGCTCAACTATGACGGCACCCAGCGCGGCCCGCACCTGGACAACTACGCCGTCGAATCGGCCTACGGCATCTTCGCCGAGGCGGGCTTCTACCCCCAGTACGTCAACACCTACGCCGGCACGCAGTGGCTGGGCTGCCTGGCGTACGTGCTGCCCGGCCAGCGGGCCAAGTTCACCGGGGCGTTCTTCGCCTCACGCTTGAATGGGCTCACCCTTCGCGGCTGTCACTCCAGCGTTACGGGCGGCAGCCCGGCGGCGCTATTGGCCTGCAACGACCGGCAGGCGGATCGGGGAATCGGCCTGTCCGCGAAGCGGTTCGCGCACTACGGCGGAAGCTGCCGGATCGACCCCGAATGGGACCCGACCGGCATCGTGGCGCGGATGCCCCTGCCCCGAACGCAATGGAAGCTGCCCTACGAGGGTGACGCCAACGGCGACGGCAACGTGGACGTCGGCGATCTGGGCGTGCTGTCCGCCAATTGGGACAGGAAGCTACGGTTCGTCGGCAGCTATGAGCTGGGGGACTTCAACCGTGACGGCAACGTGGACACCGGCGACCTGGGCATCGTGTCCGCCAACTTCAGCAATGCCGCCCCCCTGTGGCCCTGGCCGATGGAGGACCGCATCGCACAGGCGATGGTGCGCGGCGGCTACCCGGCCATCAGTGTAACCAAGCAGGTCGAGGAAGCCTTTGGAGAGACACCCATGAGCAGCCAGCAAGTCCTGCCGTCCGCGCAGTACCGCTACTACGTCAACGTCAATACAGAGGACTGGCCCGGCGCGAGGACCAGTTGGGCTCGCT